GAAACTATGGCAGACGGTGTTGCTGATGAAATTAGAAGTCTTTATTTAAAAGTAACCTCATCAGCTACTTTAACCGCAACTAGAACTTTAACTCTAGCACCTAACACTGTATCTAAAACTTGGATTATTGAAAACGCTACAACTGGCGGTCAATCCATAAGTATTTCTCAAGGTTCAGGTGCAAATGTCACCATTCCAAATGGCGATACAAAAATTATTTATACAGACGGAGCAGGAGCAGGAGCTGCTGTTACTGACGCTTTTGCTAATTTAAAAGTTACCGACCCTGCCCAAACCAACATTACAAGCGTTGGTACGCTGACAGGTTTAACAACTACAGGCGATATTAACTTTGGCGATAACGACAAAGCAGTCTTTGGAGCAGGTTCAGATTTACAGATTTATCATGATGGTTCTAATAGTTATATTGTGGATAACGGCACTGGTGACTTGTTTATTCGTGCGGAAAGCAATATTTATCTAAAGCGCACAAACAGTGATGAAACGTATCTGTCTGGGGCAGTCAACGATGCAGTGACTTTGTATCACAACAATAACCCCAAACTCGCCACCACAATCACAGGCATAGACGTAACAGGCACAGCAGTAACCGATGGTCTTACAGTAGCAGGTAATGTTTCCGTAGATGGCGGAACTATCAAACTTGATGGTAATTATCCAACTGGTACAGGTAATGTAGCTTTGGGTGATGCTGCTTTAGACGATGGTTCTCTTAGTGGTGGCAGTAATACTGCTATAGGTAGTGGAGCTTTAACAGCAAACACCACAGGTTCTGAGAATGTAGCAGTGGGTGCTTTAGCTTTAGATGCAAACACCACAGCACCTTATAATACAGCAGTTGGTTATGGCTCTTTGGGTGCAAATGTAAGTGGGAATCAAAATGCTGCTGTAGGATATTTATCTTTAGCTGCGAATACTGCATTAAAAAATACAGCAGTTGGTGCTTATGCACAATGGCAAAGCACCTCTTCACAAGAGTCTACCGCATTAGGTTATGCTGCTTTAGCATCTTTAACTACAGGCTCATATAACGTAGCAGTTGGTGCTTCAGCACTAGACGCTAACACCACAGCATCTAACAACACTGCTGTTGGTTATAGTGCTTTAACAACAAACGACACAGGTACTTTCAATGTAGCGGTAGGCTCTCAGGCTTTAGCAAACAGCACAGGCTCATCTCATCATGTAGCAATTGGTTATAATGCTTTAGGGTCAAACACTGTAGGGGGTAGTAATACAGCAGTTGGTAGCCTATCATTAGATGCAAATATAAATGGTAGTAATAATTCTGCCTTTGGTTACTCAGCTTTGGGAGCAAGTTCAAGTGGTAGTAACAACACAGCAGTTGGTTATAATGCTTTAGTAGCAAACACCACAGCAAATGACAACACAGCAGTTGGTACTAATGCACTTACAGCAAACACCACACAAGCTGGAAATACAGCGGTTGGTTATAACGCTTTGGGTGATGCTTCTTCAGGACTAGGCAGAAATACTGGATGCGGTTATGAATCTAATGGTTCAGTAACCACAGGAGCTGCTAACACTGCTTTAGGTTGGTCATCAGGCGGAGCTACGACTGGAAATGGAAATGTTTCTATAGGATATATAGCAGCAGCAGGTGCAACATCAGCAGAAAACAGAATAGTAATTGGTTATGCTTTAACAGGAACAGCTAATAACAGAGTCCATTTAGGAAGCAATACTGGGTATATTTATAATGACTACACCTCTAACGCTACTTGGACACAAACATCAGATGAACGAAAGAAAAAAGATATTGTTGATGACAGCCTTGGTTTAGATTTTATTAATGATTTACGAACCACTAAATATAAATTTAAAGCACCAAGCGAGTTTCCTCAAGAATGGGCATCATATAATAAAGATATTACTGAACCTTGCGATGATAAAGTTCACCATGGTTTAATTGCTCAAGAAGTAAAACAAGCATTAGACAAAGCAGGTGTAGATAGCTTTGAAGGTTGGGATGAACTTCCTGATGGAACTCAACAAGTTTCAAGAGAAATGTTTGTTATACCTTTAATAAAAGCAGTGCAGGAACTTTCAGCACAAGTTGAAGAATTAAAATCAAGATTAGGAGACTAAAAAAATGCAAACAGTAGAACAAGTATTAACAGCAGCAACAGATAGCGTAACTTTAATTAACGAAGTAAACGCTGGAACTTGGAATGTTATAGGTGTGAACCAAGAAGAAATCAACGAGATGGTACAAAGAAATGTAGACCATCTTGAAATTATCTTGGCTTATACAGAGCCTGACGTAGTAGGAGACTCATCAGATAAGTCTAGCTATACAGATGCAATTGCAACTGGCAAAGCATATATTGCAGCTAATTAATTTAATCTTAAAGAGAGGAGAAGATAATGACTGAAGAAGCAACAGTAACGCTAGACGGACAAGAGCTAAAGGTAAAAGACTTTAGCGATCAACAAAAATATCTGTACAATCAGATGGTTGATTTAAAAACTAAACAAGGTCGAATCAATTTTGAGCTTGACCAAGTAAACGCATCTTACAGTGTGTTTGAAAATGCTTTTAAGGAGTCTTTTAAAGAAGAACCTGAAGAAGCTGAAACTGAGGAATAATAGTATGGAAGTATTAATACCATTAGCAGTCGTAGCAGTAGTGATAGCTTGGTCTATTGAAAGATTCAAACCTGAACTTTGGGACAAAATAGTAACTAAATTTAAACGTTGAATGAGATTCTTCAAGCTATTGAAACCATAGGAATACCAGCAGCAGGAGCAGTTGGTTTAGGTTATTTAGTTTGGACTCTTTTTAAATCGCTTATAGCAGACATCCACAAAAAACTTGATACGCAACACGCCATGATAGTGGCTTTAATAGATCGTATCCGCCAAATGGATAACGATATGATTCGTATTGACGCTATGGTTAGGGCAGCCATGAATTTACCACCTGATGTAAATCGTATAGCTAGATCTGATGGTAAAAAAGACACTCGTAAGGATTAACTTTTTTATTAGATTAATATATCATTAGCATATGGCTAGTAAGGAAAGAAAAACTACATCAGATGTGGCTCACGACCTAGCCAAACACGAGGTACAATGTGCAGAAAGATGGAAAACAGCTTTTCATCGTTTCGACTCTATAGAAGAAAGTGTTCAAGAGATTAATAACACTCTTAAAATGAGTGTTTTTGCTTTTATTGGCTTTTTAGCCACGCTTTTAATATCTCTAGCTACAGGTGTATTTCCACTTCAATAGCTATGAACTACAACTCTAACGAGAAACTTTCTCCTCATTTTAGATTAAGAGAATTTGAACGTTCGCAAATAGCGGAACGTTATGGTATAGATAACACAGTTAAGGAAGAGAGTGTTTATAAAAATTTACAATTACTTTGCTCAAATGTCCTTGAGCCAGTACGCAATCATTATGGCATACCTTTTACACCTAACTCTGGTTATCGTTGCCTTGATCTTAATAGGCGACTTAAATCGTCCGACAACAGTCAACATGTCCGTGGGCAGGCAGCAGATATTGAACTCGCAACCGTATCCAATTACGAGCTTGGGATATGGATCAGGGACAATGTGGAGTACGATACTGTTCTCTTAGAGTTTTATAAAGAGGGTGTTCCATGGAGTGGATGGGTACATGTTTCTTACGTGGAAAATAATAATCGTAAACGAGCGTTGATCTTTGACGGTAAACAATATAAAAGTCTTGAATAATACTATAAAATATTAGTGTTATGGCACTAAATAAATTTATCTTTAAACCTGGGATCTTTAGAGAAGGCACCGACTATGATAACGAAGGTGGTTGGTTTAACGCTAACTTAGTTAGGTTTAAAGCTGGCAGACCACAGAAAATTGGTGGGTGGCGTAAAGATACTGCTAATACATTTTTAGGCACCTGCAGAGCCCTTCATGCATGGATTCTATTAGCTGGTACTAAACTCTTAGGTTTAGGTACTAATTTAAAATACTACATAGAAGAAGGCGATTCCTTTAACGATATTACACCAATCCGTAGTACAACTAGTGCTGGTGATGTAACTTTTTCTGCTACTGACGGTGACGCAACTATAACAGTAAGCGACACAGCACACGGTGCAGTAATGAACGACTTTGTTACTTTTAGCGGTGCAGTGAGTTTAGGGGGTAATATTACCGCTGATGTATTAAACCAAGAATATCAAATAGCAACTATTATTGACGCCGATAGTTACACTATAGAAGCTAAGGACACTAGCGGGACTACCGTAACTGCTAACTCTTCTGACACAGGCAACGGTGGGAGCAACACCGTAGGAGCGTACCAAATAAATACAGGTCTTGATGAATATGTAAGCTCTACTGGTTGGGGTGTAGGTCTTTGGGGCTCAGGAGGATGGGGAAGCTCCACATCACTGTCAGGCACTAATCAACTAAGGCTCTGGACTCATGACAACTTTGGTGAAGACTTAATTATTAATCCACGTGGTGCAGGTATTTATTATTGGGACGCCACTAATGGGGTAACTACTAGAGCTGTAGAACTAAGCAGTTTAAGTGGTGCGAATCAAGTTCCTACAGTAGGGTTACAAACTATTATTAGTGAAACCGACAGACATGTAGTAGTTTTAGGAGCTGACCCACTTTCTGGTGGTGTGCGTACAGGTTCTGTTGATCCTATGCTTATAGCTTTTAGTGACCAAGAAAACGCTACTGAGTTTGAACCGTTAAATACAAACACAGCAGGCAGTTTAAGAATTTCTGAGGGCAGTCAAATTATTGGTGCTGTAAAAGCACGTCAAGAAATACTTATTTGGACAGACATAGCTTTATATTCAATGCAGTTTACAGGACCTCCCTATACTTTTGGAGTTAATTTAATTAATGATAGCACAGGTTTAATTAGTCCTAAAGGTGCTGTAACTACTCCTGCTGGAGTTTATTGGATGGGTTATGATAGCTTTTACGTATATAACGGAGCAGTGCAAAAAGTTCCTTGCACCGTTTTAAGTTATGTTTTTGACAATTTAAACGCAGGTCAAGCTTTTAAAATATTTGCTTTTAGTAATAGCGAGTTTAATGAAGTCGGTTGGTATTATCCTTCTGGCAGTAACTTAAACATAGACAAGTACGTAGTCTACAACTATGCTGAGCAGGTCTGGACTATCGGCGAACTTAATAGAACAGCTTGGATAGATAAAGGTGTAGTAGACTATCCTAGAGCTACAGAAAGTCAATACCTATACGAACATGAGTTTGGTTATGATGCTGACGGTAGTCCTATGACTAACGTCTTTATAGAAAGCAGTGACTTTGATATAGGCGACGGTGAAAGTTTTGGTTTTGTGCGTAGAATTATTCCTGATATTAAATTTTTAAGTAACAGTGCTGCAGGACAAGTAAACGCAGTATTAAAGACACGTAACTATCCTGGAGATACGTTAACCACCGCTAGTACAAGCGTAATAGAAAGCAATACATCTAAAGCAGACGTAAGAGCCAGAGCAAGACAAATAGTATTTCGTTTAGAATCAGATGATGACGCTGATAATTCAGGCAACACTGATGTAGGTTGGCGTTTAGGAGCTACTAGATTAGATATACAGACTGACGGAAGGAGATAATGGCTAAACTATTACCTACTCGATTGCCTATCAGTATGGAGCCTCAGGTAACGTCTGACACCTATAATAGGCTAGTACGTGTATTAGAAATTAACTTAGGTCAATTTGATCCTCAAAACACTAGTCAAGTAAACACAAATGAACGTAATGAAGGCTTTTATAATCCAGGTTCTATAATATTTAATACCAACACAGACACTCTTCAATGTTGGGACGGTACTAGATGGAGAGACTTATTTAGTTCTCAATTTTACGTTAATAATGACTTAGGTTTTGGCTTAACAGGAACACTCGGTACTGTCAGTGTCACAACTTCGTAAGTGTACTTGGTGCGGTACTAAAAAGCCTGTTAAGGAGTTTGACCAAACTAAAAAGAACAGCACTCAATGTAATACCTGTAAACTAGAAAGACGTTACGAAAAAATTAATAGTAATCCTATTAATTACATGCAAAATTTATGTGTCCAACTAAAACATGTACGTAAAAAACAAGGAATAAATTGGGACGTTACACCTCAAGAATTATATATACTATACGCAAAACAAGAAGGTAAATGTGCCTTAACAGGACAAGAACTAACATTTAAAAGAGGGACAGATGAGGAATCCGATTTTAATATATCTATTGACCGTATCAACTCTACTGATAGTTATCACATTGAAAATATCCAACTTGTTGGTAAAATTATTAATTTCTTAAAAAATGATTTACCACAAGAAAAATTTATCAAATTAGTTAAATTAATATACAATAATACAAACAGCTAACAATTTCTTTTATGACTATAGACGAACAAATGAAAGAAGCTCAAAAAATTGAGATCAGTGTTAACGAAGGTAGAACATGGTACAATTTAGCAGAAGGCTTTGATAAATGGAGAGTCTTTCCTAGACTTTTGATTAGTTTATACGGTTTAGCTTTTTATAGAACTACAGAGTGGTTTATGACTTTACAAGACCCCACTAACGCACAAAGTGCATTTGTTTCAGTTGTAGTGGGTGCAGGTGCAGCATGGTTTGGTTTATATGTCGGTAGAAAATAAAGATCCAATGAGTGAATTATACGATTACAAAGGATGGTTTTGGGATGACGTTAATAAAAGATTTTATCGCTGGCATGAATTAAAAATATTAATGCAAGAAAGAGACATAAAGAAAAAACAAAATGATACAAAATAAATTAATAGACGCAGTAAGTGGCGTAGTAGATAAATTTATAATAGATAAAGACTTAAAAGCCACGCTTAAACATGAGATGGAGATGTCTTTACATAATGCTAATTTAGCACAAATAGAGTTAAACAAGGCAGAAGCACAACATCCAAGCATATTTGTAGCTGGATGGCGACCTATGGTCGGTTGGATATGTGCGGTTGCACTCGGTTATCACTTTATTTTCAGTCCTCTTTTGGCTACTATCCTCACACTTTCAGGGTATACTATTACTTTACCTGAGTTTGAATTTGCTCAACTCAGCACCATCCTAATGGGCATGCTCGGTTTAGGTGGCTTACGTACATTTGAAAAAATGAAAAGAGTAACGAAAGGTAACTGATGAGTATTAAAAAGTTTTTCAAAAAAAATCTAAGGGACATAGCTACAGTAGTAGGGTTTGCTATCGGTGGACCTGCTGGTTCTGCAGCGATGGGTGCTGCGATAGGACAAGGAGTAGGTTCATTAGCTGAAGGTAGAAGTTTAAAACAATCACTAGTTAGTTCCGCTAAAGTTTATGGTGGTGCTAATATAGCACAAGGTGCTGGTCTACAAGGTGGTGGAGGTCGTATAGGTTTTGGACCAGCAGCACCAGGAACAGGTGGTATTGGTGGAGTTTTTCAAGACATAGGTGCAGGTGGACGTAATTTACTTTCTGGTGCTATCGACCCAACCACTGGTAAACCTTATACATTTTCAGGAGCACTGGGTAAGGAAAGTGCTCTAGCTAAAAGTTTTGGTAATCTTGGCTTTATGGGTAAAGCAGGAGTTGCTGGTATAGGGTTGGCAGGATTAGGAGCTTTTGATCCTATGGAACAACCTAATAATCAAATGCCAGCAGCAATGGGCGGTCCATATTTAACACAAGGTTTAAGACCAGCTATTGTTAGTGATGTATACGGAACAGGCAACATGAGAGGTTTACCTAGTGTGCCAGGAGTTCAAGGTTCTAGCGTAGCTATGGATCCTGTAAGTATGGCTTATATGGAATTATTAAGAAAACAACAAGAAGAAAGTTATGGTGATTTAGCTTTTCCTGAATTTAGTCAATCGCCAATTATGGCTGCTAAAGATGGCGGTATAGCAAGACTCGCCGACGGTGGAGCAATGCCTGAGGTAGATTTACGTTTTACAGGAGGTGGTACTAATGATCCTATGGGGTCAGGGGATAAAGATACTATACCAGCACTGCTCGCCGACGGTGAGTTTGTGATGACTAAACAAGCTGTAAAAGGTATAGGTAACGGTAACCACGATCAAGGCATAGCGATGTTATACGCTATGATGGACAATAACGAACAAAAAGCACAACAAATGGGGTTAGGTAGGGCATAATGGCAGAAACACAACAGTTTGCAAGAGTAGAAAGTTTACCACCAGCATTTTTACAACAATTTTTTGCTGGTGTACCAGGAGCAAATATTCCTGGAATCATGCCTCTACTCAATCAAGAATTAGTAAATAGACTTACTGGTATGGGCGTTAAAGGTGCCACACCTTACACTTATCAAGGTGAGCGTATAGCTGGGTTTACTCCCGCAGAAGAACAAGCTTTTAGACTAGCAGGTGAAAGTGCTGGTAGTTATATGCCTTACATACAAAGAGGCGAACAACTAGCTGAACAAGGTTTATCAAACGTTTTAGGCTCTACAGGTTTAGCTACCGATTATTTACAACAAGCTGGTAGAGAAGGTGCTGGGGCTGTTAGAGAAGCAGCAGGAATACTAAGAGGGCTTCCTGGTCAGTTTACTACTGCTCAAGGCATAGGTCTTGGTGGTCTAGGTCAATTTGATCCTAGTTCTACACAAGGCTACTATAATCCATTTGAAGAGCAAGTAGTTGCACAAACACTAGAAGACATTAATAGACAATACGGTCAAGCTGATGTAGGTGAAAGAGCACGACAAGTGGCTAGTGGTGCATTTGGTAGTTCTCGTGGTAGGCTTAACCAAGAAGAAATAGCAAGACAATTTGGTCGTGGTGCAACAGAGGCTGTAAGTGGAATAAGGAGAGCAGGGTTTAGCCAAGCTCAACAACAAGCACAACAAGCATTTGAAGAAGCACAACGTAGACAATTACAAACAGCACAACTTTACGGTAACTTAGCAGGTCAACAAGGTAACGTGGCTGGTGGTCTAGGTAGTTTAGGTACAGGGCTTAGTAATATATTGGGTGGCGTAGGTAGAGATATAGCAACCACAGGATTACAAACTGGTCAGTTCGGCTCTAACGTAGGTCAGCAAATAGCAGGTCTAGGTCAGGGTTTAAGTGGCTTAATTGGTACTGATATTAACAGACTAATGGGTATAGGTGGTCAACAAAGAGGGCTACAACAAGCAGGTCTAGATTTAGATTATCAAAACTTTGTGGGTCAATATAACTTACCGATGCAAACTTTTGGTCAAATAGGTCAATTAGCAGCAGGATTTGCTCCTGCTCTTGGTGGTCAAACCTTGACACAATCAAGCACTAGTGCACCTAGCAATAGTTTAATGCAAGGGCTAGGTACTGCGGTAGCTGCATACGGTGCTTTGCGTAACCCAACTGGTAGTGTAACCTAATGGTCATGAATCCTAGACAGTTAGAATCTCAACAAATGAGTATGGATTTGGCTAATCAATTAGTAGCTCGTAACGTACCTATTGAAACTATAATTCAACAAACAGGTCTACCTAGAGCAACTGTCAATAATTTAGTAAACGCACAATTAAACATATCAAGACCAAGTATGCCTATGTCTAGCCCACAAGGTATAAACTCCCTTCAAGGTAATTTACAACCTGACGTAGCGGATGTAGTGCCAAACTTTGGTACAGATATAGCGGACTACTTAACAGAAGAACTAGGTTTTGACCCTGAAGCTATGGCTAATCCTAATATGGATATAACGACAGAAGATCTAACTGCAAAACAAAATTTAAACATAGCTAACGCAGAAGTAATGCTTGAAGATCCTAGTCAAGTAGACATACTTTTAGCAAATCAAAAAGCATTATCTGGTCAAACAGATGAAGACGTAGTGGATGTCTATAAAAGAGCGTTAGCTGAATATTCAGGTGTAGATTATAAAAGTTTAATACCGTTACCTGATAAAGATTTTGCTATTATGATGGCTGGTTTAAAACTAGCAGAAGCAGGATCAAAAGGTGAAAAATGGGGTACAGCTTTAACTCAAGCTGTAACTACTGGGCTTACTCAATATGCTTCTGATAAACGTAATTACGAAAAACAAATTTTAGGTATAGACTTACAAACTGCACTTCAAACCGATAAAGCTATGAAAGACTTTATAGGTAAACAAATAGATTACGCTCAAAAATTAAAAAATGAAGAGCTTACAGGTGCACGTAAACAATATATGGTCACCGTGCCAGGAACAGAAGACGGTACTGTTCTGCAACTTAATTCTGTACAGGTAGGTAATTTACAAGGTGGTGGCTATAGTTTAATGGAGTATGATGCTTCTAAAATGGGAGCGTTAAAGAATTACACTGTTACTTACAACAACGGTGTAACTGAGACAGGTGCATTAACAGAAGCACAAGCGTTGAAGTACAATCAAGATAAAACTAATGGTGTTATAAAAAATATTGAAGTTGCTGGAGCTACAAGCTCTTCTGATGATTTTGGTGTTTTAACTAGAGCTAAAAATGCACCACCAGGAACTAATTTTACTTTTGACTACACCAGTAAAGCAGGACTTACTGACCTTATAAATAATCCTGATTTAGAAGTAATTCCGTTAAAAGACGCTGGTGGTAGTTACGAAGTTATAGATAAACAAGACAACACTTTGAAAAAAATACCTGCTATTCAATACTTTGCTAACGCAGACCAATACAAACTTAAACGAGGTTTAACAGGTAGTATAGTTTCTCCTGATGGAACAATGATTAGTTTTGATAGTGATGGTTCTGGCTTTAGTAGTATGAACGCTAACTCAACAGGTAAGGCAGTAGAAAAAGTAGTTGAACAAGTAAGAAGTAGAAAATTTTTAACTAATGAAGTTAACCGTTTAGCAGGTAATACCATTGATACTATAATGGGTATGGAAAACCCTGACTTAGCATTTAATAATTTAGCTGGTAGAGGTATAGATACTGTAAGAAGTGCTTTAACTAACTTGAATGCTCTAAGTGGTATTTTTTCTAAACCTGTAGTTAGAAATCAAGAAGGTGATATAGTAAAAGGTTTTACGTTTTCCT